AGAATTCCTTCTTTTTTAGCCCAGTCAATCATATTTTGAACTACTAGAAAATATGAAGCAAACTTTTTATCACGAATAATTTCTAACTCTTCCATAAGCCTTTGCTCATACATGTCATTGCCAAGCCAGTTATCAGTAAGCCTGTACTCTTCAAGTCCTGCAAATGCTAGGTTTGCTAACTCTTCATCAGGATTTTTATATTGTGCTGGTAGCAAATCTAAACCGTCTTTAATATTATAATCAGAAACAGACTCTGCCAACAATAGTGTGTTTGAGTATATGTCTGCTCTATCAATACCTTGCGCTTCCATGGCTAACTTAATTTCTTCATAAGATAGAAGATGAATTTTAAAATCTTTAAAAGTCATTTCCCTGTCTTTGCCATAAAGAGCATCAAGCCTTTCCATCATAGATGGACTCTTCTTTGCTTTATCATAAGAAATATCTTTAGCAACCTTAGCATGGGTATTCATTAATAATTTAAATTCTTGTACTTCTCTTTGAGACTCATCAACGTGATGGCAGTCTGGAGTTACAATAACCTTTACGCTAAACTCATCTGCCAAATCTATAAGATATTTATTTATTTCTGGCTTATTGTGTGGCATTACTTCTATATAATAGTCTCCACCAAAAGTATCTTTAAACCAAGAGATATACTTTTTGGCTATAGCAAACTCTTCTTCCTCAAGTGCTTTAACTAGAACACTGCTTGGGCAGGCAGAAGAAACAATAATTCCTTCTTTATATTTTTCTAGTATCTTAAAATCAAATCTAGGCTTCTTAAAAAATCCTTCTGTCCAAGCCAACTCACTAATTTTATTTAGATTCTCTAATCCTTTTTGATTCTTGGCTAGAAGGATAATATGATTATAAACAAGATCTTGTTGACCTTCTCTTTCAGATTTATCTCTTGTATCAGAGATATCTGCACACATATATCCTTCTAGACCAAGGATTGGTTTAATACCCTTTTCTTTTGCAGTACGATAAAACTCACGATGACCAGAAAGAGTTCCGTGATCTGTAATCGCAATTGCTGGCATACTCAAACTTACTGCACGGTTAGTGTACTCTTCTGGAGTACCTATTCCGTCAAAGAGCGAGTAATGAGTATGAAGATGTAAAGGTACGTAATTCATTTATTACCAGTCAATATTCGTTGCCGAATTGCCTGGAGTATCAAATCCAAGATAGAACGCCTCTTGCTCAGCATAAGGAATTTTATTTAAAGCCTTTTCCAATGGAAATGGCGTTGCCTTAGACCAGTCAAATGGTTCTTTATCTGGACTACCTGGAATTAATGTGTAACTTGTTTCAGTTCCCTGTCCGTTACGCTTTAACTTCCATGAAAGATTAGAGATGCTACCTGTTTCAAGTGCATACTCACGAATTGTATTAAATGCAGATTGCTTGCTTATTCCCATAGCCCAAATCGCAACATATGGCTCTTCAATGCCATCATCAACAAGGACATTGCAATAGAAGCGAAGGCGACCTCTCCAGCCAGCCTTTGGATCTTTACGATGCATTTCTTCTGCCCAGTCACGACCTTCTGTTTCCATTGTGTCTAGAGCACGACGCTTGTAGTCTTTTGGGTTTGTATGTTCTTTTACAACAAGTGCTAGACCACGATCAGCACTATAGTTTGCGGACTCATCATCAAGTTCTTCAATGAATCTTAGTTTAACTGCTTGTCCATCTGCTAGTTTTAGCCAGCGAACTTTTGTTCCAGTTCCTTCGTATTTTGGTTTGTCGACTAGGGCATTAATGTTCTTTAGTCCCTTTACAATAGTCATAGTTTTCTCCTTATATAAGTTGTTTATTTATTGTAACATAGCAATGATAGAATTGTCAAATTGGTATTCAAGTTTTTTAATAGCATCATCATCCATATCGCCAATATCTTTGTATTGTTTTTCTAGTTTGATTATTGTTATTTTTGACCCCAATTTCTCAATTAGACGGTCAGCCATAATTGAGCCTGCTTCATCATTATCTGCTACTAGTACCACATTAGTGAAATACTTTTCTAATAGTTTCATCTGGCTTGATGAAACGTTAGCCCCCAGCGTAGCAACTGCAGGGAAACCTACTTGGTCTAATCTAATTGCATCAAAGGATGATTCAACTACATACGCAAACTTTGATGTCTTTACTCTGTGTAAATTAAATAATATTTTGCTTTTAGGTAATCCTGGTGTATTTTTAAATTCTTTACCCTCTATTGTTCTTGCAACAAATCCAATACACACACCGTCTGGAGAATGCATGGGAACTATTACAGAGTCTTGTTTTTCAGAGTAGCCTAAATCAAACTTAATCATAGAGTCTTTATTAATTCTGCGACCTTCAAAATAAGACACAGATCTAGGACTCTCCATAGCCTGCTTGTTTAATCTTTTAATTAATAACTCATCATACTGAACAAAATCAGGAGCAGCATACAAAGCCTTATTAACAACATCTTCAAGATTTGTTTCTATTTCTTTACTCTTTATATATCTAACAGATTCAAAATAAGATCTACCAGTAGTATGCATTACGAACTCTGGAAGAGTTCTTGTGGTTTGACACCCAAAGCAAAAGAACAAGCCAGACTCTTTCGAAACTTCTCCAGCAGGCGTTCTGTTGTTATTATGATAAGGGCAAAAGATTATATAATCAGTACCATACTCTGCTTCTATATCTATTCCTGCGCCAGTTAGTACCCTGTTTATTTGCTGCGCCGTGTAAATGTCTCTACTTTTTGTCTTCATAATCCTTGTATCTGTAATAACCTTTATCAAAATCTGCTTGTACTAAAAAGTCTCCCATAAATCCATTACGGTTTTTTCTGAATGCACATTCAATTATATCACTGTTGGACGCTCTACCAAGTGCCAATACCCAGTCAGCATCGTATGCAATCTGTCTTGACCAAGCGGTTTGACCCAAAGTTGGAACGGTACTCATATTAGTAACATCATCAGGTGTAGCAGATGATATAGCAATAATAGGAATCTCTTCACTAATAGACATTAGTTTAAGTTCACGTGAAAGGTTTTTCATTCTTACCGTTTCATTATCAGACTTTTGGTTTGGTGCCATAAGTTGTAAATAATCTACAATAATAAAGTCTGGTTTATATTGATCAATCTTTCCACGAATAACAGATGGATTAATTTCTCCACCGCTATCATTTGAAATAATATGAAAAGGTGGCTTACCAGCAATCTTGCTGTCATGCCACTTCTTAAGCATATCAATTTCAATGTCTCCATTTGAAATCTTGCGGTGTGACCAAAGACCCTCGCCCATAATTGCATAAACACGATTACGAACTTCTGTCTCAGACATTTCCAAACTTATGATCATTGGTGTCTTGCCCTGTTTCCATGCCTGTACGGCAAAGTAAAGAGCAAGCCAAGATTTGCCAATACCTGGGTATGCCAGAAAAATTCCTAATTGACCTGGCATAATCCCTGAAGGCAGATAATTGTCAAATCCTGGCAAGCCTGTTTTAATTCCAATCTTACCTAATTCTTGTTGCTTCTTTACATTTTCAAAATATGTAACAGCAGACTGAATATCTGTTGCATCAATATCACGAATAGCAGATGTATTCTTTTTTAATTCAGATGTTTTTGTAATTAATTCTTCAAGGGCTTTTACCCCTTGTCCACCCTGAACATCAGTAGCAGCATTACGAATAATATCTTTAAGGCTATCATTTAAATAATCTGCTTGTAATTCTTCAAGATGATGTTTTGTTGCGCCTACCCCTGGAATCGGAGTAAAATCTCTAAACTTTTCAATGATTAGAGATGCTGGTGGAACGGTGCCATTTGATTCTGAGTACCGCTTTATAAAGTGCCAGACATCGCTGTGTGTGCGAAGAAGAGAGTCTATATTTGCTTGAAGCAACACATGAACTTGCTTATCCTCAAGAACTGCTGATATTAACTTTGCTTCTGAATTACTCACTTAACCACTCCCTCGCCAACTTCCTACGTTCTGCTCTTTCAATTAAATCTTTTTCTACTGCATCCCTACCATTAATAATTTGTTGTGCATTATATGCAAAAAAGTTCCAAGAAGGGTTTTGAGATACCTCAAAATAATAAGCCAGCAAATCATAACAAGCGTTGAGTCCATAAGACTCTATCAAGGCATCTGATGCCCATTGCTCAACATTAAGATTGAGATTAGACTTTTGCTCGTATCTCTGCAAATGGAGTTTATTGTAGCGACTGAGCAAAGCCATACGGTCTTTGCGATCAACCACGATTACTCCTCAGTTATTGCTTCTCTTGCTTCCTGTACTTTTTCAACAACCTTTGCTTCAACAAAATCGTATACACGATTCATTGCCTCGTTTGTAGTTTCGCCATCACGAACTGTATCAACTACTCCAAGGTCAACTCGTAAAGATTGAAAGTTGCCTAGATTAAGAGTGTATCCAAGTGTTGCAGATACCTTTGTTTCATTTCTTTGTTCCACCACTGCCTCCTTCAAAAGGCTAATTAATGCTCTCTGTCCAAACAGGTATAAACCTGCCATCTTCAGTTTTTGTATATGTAAGTATACCATCGCCCATTCTTCGTGTCAACTCTTGATTCGTAGGCGTTATACTATTTGTTATTAAATTATCTCTTCTTGGTCTACCCATATGTATACTTGCCAGTATATCACGTATCTCTTTTAATTGCGACTCAGAGTAGTATGCTCTTATTTGCCATCCTCTAGTACCGCCAACTTGTGCACCTACTGGCGGTGGAATAACTCCTCGTTTAATTAAAGATGGAAAATATTTACGATGCCTATTGACAAGTCGTGCAGTTTCTGATACAGTGTAGGCTCTTTCTCTATTACGCCTAAAGTCAGATCTTAAACAAGTTTCTAATCTATCTTTGGTAATATTGTAAACAGTAACCATTCCAGTTGATCTTGAACTATGATGCAATCTTACAAGATTGTTATTTAAAAACCAAATATTTTGGTTACCTTTTATTACAGGCTCACTATTGTAGTTTTTGCTCTCAAGTTTTCTTGGTTTAAAAGCCATACACCCTCCCTGCTATCAGAAGGCGGATGATAAAAATTTCTACTTCCGCAACAGATGCAGTATGTCTCTAGGTGTATAGTGCTAGAGTACTGTCTGTCAACAAACATTCTACCCTTGCATTTTCTGCAATGAATCATTTAACCTATTCCCCTTAATTAGGAATGCCAATAACAATTAGATGTACAGCCAGAGACAAATCTCCAGAGGCACCGAATCTAACAATTCCCTCTACTCTTGATGTAGTTACAGATTTTAAAATAACTGTAACATTTTGACCTGCTGGTGTATTACCAGTATTTAAAGCAGTTGCAGTAGCGATTGGAGCATACTTAAAGTCTGATGGAAAGTCGTATGCAAATGTCTTTTCGTTACCAGCGCTTACAGTAGAGTTGTTTGCTACATCTACAATACCGCCTACGATCCTAGCCTCTGATGTTTTAATACTCTGCTTACCAGCGCTAGTAGTGTCTACTGTCGTATAATTATAGGTTGCTGATGAAACCTGTGTTGAAATATCATTTATAGTATCAGCCAACTGATAGATGTACGTAACATCTAAGGGTTGTCCTCGTTCTGGTAGCGGTACTTTAGCCATATATCTCCATTATATCACTAGATCGTTTCGTTGAGCATCCTGTATACTTTTAAAAATGGTGTGCCAGCAGCGCCATCTGCTCTTACAACTGGTTGTCCTGTTAAATATATTTCAATGCTAAGTCTATTAGGAGCCTGTGGCTGTACTACTCCATTAATAGTATAAAAAGAAACATGTGGATAAGATATTGATGTTGTTTGAATTCTTTCTTTATATACCCAATCTCCTCCATCATTTCTATCCCAGCGTAACCAAATATCATATCCTGTAGCGTTTGCAACTAATGAATTAGTTTTATATGTTCCCGCAGGACTTACTGCCGAAGATCCAATATTTCCATGATCTTTATAATATGTAAAGGTGTTTGTAGTTACAGCATTTATTTTGTATGTACCGTTGAAAGTAGCATCTACACCCTCTACAGTTACCCAGTCATCTACATTCATATAATGAGCATCAGTAGTTGTTAGAGTTGCCAAATCACTAGTTAACTGTTTATTTGTAATATCAGAGACTGTTGTTTTATCTTTTAAAACTATAACTGGATCCCATGTAAAACTTGCTACTTGATTTGCGCTATTATATTCAATTGTTCCAGGAACATAGGTATACTCTGGTACAAGAAGATAAACTGGAGACCAATGAGAAACTCTGTTTCTATCTTCAGAAATAATTCTATATCTTAGTGAATACCCTTCAGTTTCACTGCTGATTGGCGGAAGGTCAGCATATGCTTGACGGTATTTTTTAATACCTGGATCTGCCATTATGAAACTCCGACAGTAAATCTAAATTCAATATAGTTGCTAGTGTTTGGGTTTTTAATAACAGTTTCTGCATTTGTATTTTTAATAACAGAATACCCAGTTAATCCATAAAGGGGATTAATGGTAGAAACATTTTCTAGTCTTAAGGCATCATATGCTATATAGTAATCTCCTGTTGGAACATCTGAGTTCTGGATAGATGTATAAATCTTAACAACAGTTACAGCATCCCAAGTAAAACCAGTAGTCATATAAAGATTTTGTAATTGCTCTGTAATAACATAATATCTGTTTTCTTCAAAATCGTATGTTCCGCCAGTACCAGATCCGTTGTCTAATTCAATTTCAAGGCGAGCATATTCTCCAGTATTTTCAGCATCTGTTGATGCAAACTCAACCAAAATACGAACGGTATCTGGAACAGCACTAGAGTCTCCATCTTTACTTATAATAGAAAAAGCAAGTCTTAATTCGTCTGTTGGAGCATTCTTTGAAAAATCTACATCAGCACCAGTTAAATGAATATGATTAGATCCTGGCTCAATATAAAAGTGTCCACCAGAACTTCCTGTTGACGGGTCAATGGTAAGATCTGCATCATCTCCAACAACTAAAATCATATTATTTAAAAATCTACAGCGCTCATATCTTGTTGTTCTTGGAGATTTAAAAAATATAGAGTTATCAGCATTTGTCTGAAATACTGGATCTGCGGTAGCAATAATGTTATCATCATTAGGATCATCTAATGGTTCTGTAATTGTAGGAATAACAGATGCAGATGACTGATCATGATATTGCCAGTTTTCTCCCTGTGTAAAAGCAAAAACAGTCTTGCTATCATAGGCTCCAGCAGATGGGTTTGACCCTGCTGAATATAATCCTATTTCTGTTATTTCATATCTTTCTTCTGTAGGTAGTTCTGCTGTTAGGACTAATTTTTCTGTACCGCCATCATTTACGAAACCTCTTGAAGAAATTGGAACCCTAAACATCTCAAAATCAAGATTCTCTTTTGCGGAGTAGTCTCCATATGGGTCAGCAGTTGCTAGGGGCTGTGCGCCGCATCCTACGGCTATATAAGAGGCATAGGCAGGTGCCTGCCCAAGAAGGTACTTACCAATAATAGCCTGTCCAGTATTTGTTATCATAATTCCGCCTCATATATTGTACCACTTGTGGTTATTTCTACTTGAATCTGTTCGCCATCTTGAATATTAATTGCCTCAATAACCAATCCCCCATTATCTGTATCTATATAAACATGCTCCCCATTGGGCCCATTTCCAATGTCAGGAACTTTTGTTTCAAACTTAATAGAAAAGTTTTGAAAATATTTATCTGAGGTAGATTGAAGACTAACAATATTATTAGGGTTATATTGTTGTTGAATTGTTGATAGATTTTTAATAGGTTGATAAATAACAGTTTGACCATTTACCGTATCATTTCTAGCAATATTAATTAACTCTTGCCCTCCAATATTTTCAAACAGAAGATCTGCCATAACCTCTACTGGCGTTGTTTCTTCATTTAAAAGAATTGTATCTATTGGTGCAGTTAAAACTGGATTTACGGCAAAAGCATTAATGTTAAGTCCAGCGCTGTTTGGAGTCATTGGCAATGGTGATACTGATGTATTTTCTGACATATTAAACCTCACTTAGATATAGCGTCATGCTTGGACCATCTATATCTCTTTCATACTTAATATTATATATTACAAACCTGTCTGATGTTGGGGCAACAAGATCAAGACCTGTAGAATCTTTGTAGTTAATTGTAACTATGTCCCCAAGTTGTAGTGTTGGAATAGAGAACATATTTACCCCTATAGCCTTTTTAGGAACCATAACCTTGTTAATAATCCAGCCCATTAACTGTTGTGCATCATCTTCACTCTGTATATATGGACTTTCAATTGCAAACTCATTCTTTCCATATATCATTCTACTTTGTTTTATTTCATCATACTTTGCTTTTTCTACAAGAGGTGATGTAATAATTGCACTACCCTGAAATTGTGGATTTGAAAGATTGCTTGTTTTTCTAAAATACTCGTCTACTGTTAATTCGTAGGTGGTATCCTGCGTAAATGTTATTCCCTGAATTCTCAGATAATTACCAGTTGTTTCGTCTAAGTTAAGAGCGGTGTCTGTTGCATTAAATATTAAAAACTCTGCTCCATAAGAATCTGCCTGAAAACCAGATACCGTATATCCTTTAATTCTGTTTAAGGTTGGGGATAGTTGTGCATAAAGTGCTGGGTATGAACGATCATATTTTATGTCAAAGTATGAGCATTCACGCATAATGGTGCCAAACTCATCAAAGTACATATTATATTTTGGTGGTTGCTCAGAACTTATTCCTGTGAGATATGTAGCCTGAATAATTCCGCTCATTGCATATTTACGAAATGACTCATTGGCATCAATGCCCTTATCTCCAAAAGCACTAGATAAGGTTTCTCCAACAGTAAACACCGTGTTTTGTGAATAATTTTCTGCAAGGGCATAAACATTTTCAAACATTACTCTAGAAGATCCACGAACAAATGGTGCCATGTTGTTATAAATTGGAAGAGGATCTGTGTCATCAACTATCTGAATTAATTTATTATTAATATACAGGTAAAACCTGCGAGTAGTTCCAATGTCTTCATACTCTACTGATAAATCATATACCGTTGAATTTTCTTCTCCAGCCATTCTGTACTGACCAGTAAACCTGCCATCATCTACAATTATATTAGTTAAACCACCCCAAAGTTTTACAGGGATTGCATCATTACTTGAAGAGTCTTTTTTAATTTTATAAAACACAACATTGTTAATTGATATGTTTGGATTTCCAGCATTGTCTATCGTAATATATGATTCAATATTGTCCTCTGTCATTGCCACTATTTCAAAGTAATACCCATTGTTTGTTTCTGGATTAAGCAATACCGCTATACCGCCAGACCCTCCACCAATGCTAATGTTTTGATTTGGTAATGCTCCAGTAACCTGGTAGTATGATGTGCTACCAATTGGAGTTTGTGCACGATTTTCATTATTCTCAATCTTGCCAATAATTCTCATTCTTGTTCCAAATAGTTTATATGCATCGTCTAGATTTTTATAAACATAAGAAACAAAATTAAGTGGTGTTTCTGTAGTTTTAAAAGATGGACCGTTCATAACTAAAGCCGATGACTGCATTGTGCCTGCCTGAGTTGACTTTAAATCATTGACTGCAGTTTCAGTCAAATATGTTGTTGACATAAAGTTTTTAATAATACCGTTTCTGGTTGTTTGTTTTGCTAAATCATTGCTAACTCCAGCAGCGCCAGTTGTAGTTGATGGGACTGTTGGATCTAGTTCAGTAGTAAACATATATTGTGCTTGCATGTTACACCCACGAACATAGGCATTGTCACTCCAGTAACTACTTATTCCAGCATTGTGTTCAACTATGGGTGTGCCAAACTGTCCACGACCATGTTCGTAAACAGCCCCTGGCTGCAAACGCTCAATGCCATCAATTGTTTCATAAAAAGGAACAGAATAAATACGAACTAATCCTGTGGGATAAATTTTTCCATTAAATGGAAGGGTAGAAAAATATCTTTGATACTCCTGATTACTACTTATCCAAACATTTCCAGTTCCTGTAATATTAAACTCAGCAGCATCAAACCTGATAATTTCTCCATTAGCATAGAAATATCCCTGATATCTTGTTAACCAGTATACGCTTTCACCTAGATCTATTGTGTTATTTATGACTACCCCGCCAGATACCACGGGTGGGGTTGCTGGTAAGTTAGAATTAATAGGCATAGCACCCAAAACATAATTGCCTTGTTTTGCAGCAACCTCATTTATTGTCTTAGTGCTTTCTGTTCCCGCTACCTCCCATAAAAGTGCTGGCTTATAAATCCAAGTCTTTTCTCTATCAATCATGCTTGATTGTCTAATTGATCCATAAGATCTCTGCAAATATCTTGTAGTATAAGAAATTTTTCCATCATTATATACTTTTTTATCTTGAGAAGCAATAGATACTATGTTTGGTAAATCTCCAGAAGACGCATTTTCAATAACGCCTGTATCAGATTGATTATTGTTTCCAAGTAATACAAAGTCTGTTGGTCTTTCATCTACAGTTGGCATCAAGTAATTTTTACTCATTACGACAAAATTATTATACTCATCAAAAAACATTGCTGTTTGTGTTGCTACTGCAAGTTGGTTTAAAACCTCTGCTACGTTTTGATCTGGGGCAACAAAGAAGTATGGTATGACGGGATCAGATTCTCCATCTATTCTTCTAAATGTATAGTTTGTAAAACCAATATAGTCCAACAATGTAGTTATTGCAAAACTTAAAGATGCCTGAGTTAGCAATAATCGTGGTGCTGGCATAGACTCAAGGAAAAAATAAAAATCTCTTAATTCAATATTAATTGATCCAGCATCTACATCAGCCTGTGGGAGTCCCTCAGAGTACATGGTTTTAACGGGAATGTAATAATCATACAAAAAGCCGTCTGTGTCTTCTACGCTATTAACTACTTCATAAAATAAAAACTTAATATTTTTTCTTACATAGTCAGCAATAATACTAGACGAGTTGTTTTCATTAAATGCCTGATCATCATCAAAAACAGACATCGTTCCAGTTGATGCAAGTAATTGCCCTACTGGTAAAGATGTAACTCCAACATCTGACAATATTTTTGTAATATCATATTGAATTGTTTTATCTGATAAATCTACCAACAATCTTGGTGAGAACTCAATAAGATCAAATGTTGAATCAAATTTATTCATTACTTCAACAACAATTCTAATGCCACGCATATATTGAAATTCTCTGTAAGATGTTCCACCAGCAACAGGATCTGTAAAGGATGCTGGCGAAGTCACATCTGTTACAAAAGATGTTTCATTTGTAATTACTTCAGAGCCAAGAATCCACCCATATTCTGGTGTAAATGTTTCGTAACTATCTCCATCCCAAATATAAAATGTTCCTAGGTCTCCATCATTTTCAATAACAAGATAGGCATATCCAAGCAAAGATGCTTCTGGAAGTAATGTTGTTGACGATAATGTTTCTGCAAATCTATATATATCTTTGTAAGCATCAGGGACAATTAATCCATACTGCAATTCAACATATCCATTTGGTCCAATAATTGCCGATCCATCTGCTCTTGTATCATTTTCTCTAAAGGTGTATGCATCTACCCAATTATCTCCGTTAAGATACTGGACTCTCCATCTTGCTGGAGTTCTTTTATTTGCATTGCCAAATAATGGATCTGCCTGTGTTCCTGTGGCTGTTGTAAAAGGTCCTAAGTCTACTGTGCCAACTCCAGTCTGCATCTTTACGATAATGCGATTTGCTGGAACTTGGTTTTTATAAACTACAAAAGGAACGGCATCATCAATATAATATAAATCATTTGATATATTTTTTGCAATTCCATATTCAACATTGTCTTCTGTTCTATAAGAAGTCCAATATCTAAATTGATCATAACGAGAAGGCATATACCAACGTGGGCGCTGTGCAATATCTGCACCAGAATTTGGCAAATATGTTCCAGAAAAATATAAAGGCTTATTGATACCAGAACGTGGTCTAAATGGCCTTACACAATCCTCTAAAGAGTAAAGCATTTTCATTTTTTCTTTTAAAAGAGTAAACTGTTGGGGTGTTCCACTATTATCAAATCCACCATCTACTACTACATCTGCATCTGTGGCACCTGTGTAATACCCGCCAGAATCCAAAGAATCAAAAATAACTGGCAAAGTAAAAAAGTCTGAGCCTGCCGTTGTTGGGCGGTAGCGATAATTGCCAAGTAAAAATATATTATCTGGCATATTCATATTCCACTCAGCAAGAACTAAAGATCTTAGTTGTATTGTTGCTGATGTTTCTAGATGAGTCTTTAATGTTTCATTAATAAACATTTAGACCTCTTCAAGGGTTAGATTTATATTCCAGAAATCATATGTGCTACCACCACGTTTTACGACAGAATAATTAAAATCTGCAAAATAAACTTCAATAATTTGATTATATTGTGCTAGGTGTCCAAATGAAGCATCTGTAATTTCTCCACCTGTTTTAAAGTTACTATATTTATCATATGCTAGATACATCCAAAATGGTCCAGGATGTGACTGATACCAGTCTAATATTGCTACCCCGCCAGCACCGCCATCTGTTGTAAATTCTCCAGATGTATTTTTATATGGTGATATACCGCTGGAATTAAAATCTGCTACCTCAAAATATGCACGGGAAGGAAGCATATTCCAAGACATACTAATACTAAGTTTATCTGCAATATGATATGAACGCATACGGCCATTAATTGTACGTTGACGCTTTTCAATTCTTTGCTGATTAAAGTTAATTTCTCCACGATTATTGTCGGATAAGATTAAAAATTGATCAATTAAATCTTCATCTGTGCCGCCAGGAACGACAGCCCCAACTTCAAGTCCATTTGGAACATAAACTCCACTTGTTAGTGTGCCAGAGTTATTAGACCAAAGAACTGCCTCTGGGCGTTGATAGCGCTTACGACCTGTCATATATGCAGCGGTAGCCATAATTAAACCCTTTGTCCCCTAATTCTTTGTGAATCAATTTGTTTAATCTGTGTCATTACTGATCTTGCAATTTCATCAGGATTTGCACCAGATTTAACATTTACATTGATACTATAATTATACACTGACTCTCCAGAATATGTGCCATCATTTACAGCCTTCATATTATCAACACCAAAGTTTTTAACAGCATATTT